CTACCGCATGTTAAAAGACCGCATGCTAGTACAAACGGCAGGAGAGACAATCACCGCAGTAAATGCCGCCGCAGGTGTTAGCAAGCTGTTGCAGATAAGTGCAGGAGCCGCTTATACCGATGAAAAAGAAGTTGTGGAGTTTGATTGTGCGCCTCGCTTAAACGTACTACTTGAGGTGCTAGAAGAGACAAGCCGTAAAGTTATTATCTTTGCACCATTTAGGCACAGCATCGATACCATACACGTACACCTACAAAAACATAACATTGCATCAGAAGTTATACATGGTGATATAAGTGTTAATAAACGTACTGACATATTCAAGCGCTTTCAAACTACTGATGCGCCAAGAGTTTTAGTAATTCAACCGCAAGCTGCATCACATGGTGTAACATTAACTGCGGCTGATACAGTAGTATTCTACGGACCTGTTATGTCTGTGGAGACGTACTTGCAATGTATTGCTCGTGCAGATCGTATTGGGCAAACTTCTACGAATGTAACGGTGATACACTTACAAGGTAGTGAAATAGAAAAGCGGATGTTTGATCGTCTTGAGAAACGTGTAGAAGGACACGATCTCTTGCTAAGCCTGTATAGGGAGGAATTAAGTTCCTAGGAAAAACCCTATATCAGGTTGAACACCTGTCTTTTTAGTTGTAAAATATTTTACAAAGGAGCACATAAATGCCAAACGAAGAAGTAATACCGCTAGATAAACTAGCACGTGTATATCGTAAGATGTACGCAAAGGTTCAAGAACTGACAAAAGAATATGAAAGTCAGATCGAAGAACTTAAAGCAAAACAAGATGAGATCAAGAATGCCATGAAAGATCAGATGATGGCGCTTGGCACCAACTCAGTAAGGACTGCGGAAGGCACCATCATCTTGTCACAGAAGACGCGCTACTACACAGACGACTGGGATTCATTCAAGCAGTTTGTTGTACAGCACGACGCATTAGATTTGTTTGAGAAGCGCATTGCGCAGAAGAACATGTCTATGTTTTTAGAAGAAAACCCCGGTGTAGTACCTGCTGGGCTTAACTCGATGTCTGAGTATGCAGTAACAGTTCGTAAACCAACTAAATGAAGGAAAGTACCATGGGCGAAATTGCCAAATTTAATCCTGCACAAACCCCCGCTTTTGCTCGCAAAGGCGAATTATCAACCCTCGCTAAAAGCCTCGCAGGTGGCGGAGTAGGTGGCGGTGGAAAACGTATCTCTATCAAGGGCGGTGTATTCCGTTTGATGGCAGACGGTAAAGAGATTACTTCGATTGACGATCGTCACCTCGATGTAGTTATTGTTAATGCGGCGCCTAAAATTAGCCGTACCTATTATGAGGGTACGTATGAAGAGGGCGTATCTAAGGCACCTGATTGTTGGTCTGCTGATGGTGAGAAGCCTGATCCAACGGCTGAGAACCCACAGGCTAATGATTGCGCCTCATGCCCAATGAATGTTAAGGGCTCAGGTCAGGGCGAGTCCAAGGCTTGCCGTTTCTCACAACGCCTTGCAGTAGTTCTTGCTAATGACATTGGCGGTGATGTAATGCAGTTAACCTTAGCCGCTACTTCGATCTTTGGTAAAGAAGAAGGTGATAAGCGTCCGTTGCAAGCCTATGCAAGATACCTTGCGGCTCAGAATATTAGCCCTGAGACACTTGTAACCCGCCTGCGTTTTGATACCAAAGCCGCAGTACCCAAGTTGTTCTTCCAACCTGTTCGTTGGTTAGAGGACGACGAGTTTGAGATTGTTGCCGAGAAAGGTCAGTCTACAAGCGCTAAGCAAGCTATCACCATGACGGTAGCTAAAGCAACTGAAAAGCCATTACAACTTGAAGGGGCAAAGCCAAAAGCTAAAGCACCTGTGGTTGAAGCTGATACCGATGATGGTGTAGATGAGCCTGAGAAGCGCAAGCCTGCGGTAAAAGCAAGCGCAGTCCCACAGAAGAAAGCTAGTAACTTAGCCGCAACTGTTGACGAGTGGGATGACGAGTAAATATAAGGGGGGCGTAGCCCCCCATCAAACGAGAAGATCATGGCTTATTCAGACACAATAAAACAAACTACAAAAATGGCACCGAAGACGCTCGGCAATCAGCTTGGTCGTTGGGCGGTGCATTTAGATTTCCCAGTCATTGAAGTAGCAAAATTTACAGGCGCAACAAGACAAACTGTGTACAACTGGTTTAGCGGAACGGATGTAACGCCTGCTTACCGCATGCGGGTTCAGTCCTTGTTGAACATTCTACAATCTAGCAATACAGCAGAAGAGGCGATGAGAAAATGCAACAAAGCTTAAACGAACACCCAGTAACCCCCACCGCCTATACTGATCGTGAACTGGTTGAATACGCTAGTCGTTTAGCGCATGAAGATCGACTGCCAAAGACTTGGCAACTTGAAGTAATTAAGCGTTTACAAAATAAGATAAACAACGGCATTTATTAACTCGAAAGGTTTCACATGACGTCGCAGGAATTCCTAGCGACTGTGCTACCGACTTCGGGTAAATACTGCACCGTTGAAATTAGCACAGCAAAAAGAGAGCATGTATTCGTTGACTCCATAAACGAGTTGTACGACGCCGCTATGGCGTTTGATGCAAAGGGCTACAACGCTTTCTTTGCATTGGCTACGTTTGGGGCTAGCGAGCGCAAGGCTGAACACGCAGTAAAAATGAAATCCTTGTTCTTGGATATTGATTGTGGAGCAGGCAAGGACTACGAGAAAAAAGTAGACGCTGTTAATGCACTAGCTAAGTTCTTAACCGACACTAACTTGACTGACCTAGGCTCGCCTTGGGTGGTAACGAGCGGTGGTGGGTTGCATGTGTATTTCCCGTTTGCTGAAGAAGTAGATATTGCCACTTGGAAACCTGTTGCAGAGAACTTAAAAAAGCTATGCAAGAAGCTAGGTTTTAATATCGACGCTTCCGTTACAGGTGATGCGGCTAGGGTGCTTCGTGTACCTGACACCCACAACTACAAGCAAGAGAAGCCACGCAAGGTAATCCTCAAGGCAGAAGGCGATATTTTTGACTTTGAGGCGCTAGCAAACCACCTTAAAGAAGCGATTGGCGAAGAGGCATATGAAGCAGTACCGCCGTTGCAAATCCCCGGAAAACGCCCCAAAGCCGCTCCAACAGCCAATAGCGTCAAGCTAATAGAAAACAGCGTTACATACTTTAAAACTATCGGCGATAAGTGTGGGCAGATCAACTACTATCGTGAGAACGCTAGTAAGGACGGCATGGAGCCCTTGTGGCGGGGCATCCTCAGCATAGCTAAATTCTGTGATGACGGCATTGAAGAGGGCTTGGCGTTATCTGCGCTACACCCCTACGATACAGACCGCCACAACAGCAAATGGCGAGCCATTAAAGGTCCTTATGCCTGCCTAAAGCTAGATGAAACCAATCCAGGAGTGTGCGATAAATGCCCACACAAAGGCAAGATTACCAACCCATTAGCCTTGGGTCGGGAAATCAAGGTTGATAACGCTCCAAAAGAAGTTGTAGTAGAACAGGCTAAAGATACACCAGAAGCACCACAAAAAACCGTTACTCGCCCAACGCCACCCAAGGGGTATGGCTATGGGGCTAATGGCGGTATCTTTATGGATAAGCTACAAGATGACGAAACTGGCAAAAAAACACGTAAACAAGTCATGCTCTTGCCGTACGATTTGTTTGCGGTAGACATCCTAAATAGCAACGGCGATCACTTAGTTCATCTCATGGCGTGCAGACCCGAAGGCACAGTCGATGTTCTGATTCCACAGAAATCCATTGTTAGTAAAGACGAAACAGTAAAAGCTTTGGCTAATCAAAACATACTTGCCTCGTATGGGGCAGGCAACGATAAGAACTTATTTGAGTATGTGCGTGGTTGTGTAGAGTTTGTTAGTGCTAATAAACGTGCTATTAAAGTACCTAATAACTGCGGTTGGCAGGAAGACAAATCGTTTGTATACAACAGCCATGTGTTTTACCCTGATAACAGGGAAGTTTATGTACCAACCCCTGCGCTTGATAACATCAACTACTCGACCAAACCTACCGGCACGCTAGACAACTGGCGCAAGGTCTTCAATATGCTGATTGCTCGCCAAGAATGGCAGGTGTTGGCAATGGCTTTGGTTGGACCGGCATCGTTGCTCATGAACTTTACCAAGTTCAACGGCTGTGTATATCACCTAGGTTCGTCTGAGTCAGGCACAGGTAAGTCGTTGTCGCTTGAGTTAGCGGCTAGTTTCTTTGGACACCCCGAAGGCTATCGTGTAACACAGAGTACGTCTATCGTTGCATCGCAACAGAGACAGGGTTTACTTAACAGTCTGCCGTTTATTATTGACGAGACCACCAGTAAGAGCCGTGAGGACTTTGAGTGGTTGCCTGAGTTCCTGCTTGATTTAACGCAGGGTAAGGGCAAAGACCGCATGAAGCAGGGCACCAACGAAGAGCGCATCAACACCTCTACATGGAAGTTACTGGTTCTGCTCTCGTCCAATACACACGTTATGGACTTCCTGTCAGGCGCTCGTAAGCATGCGTCTCAGGGTGAAATGTTCCGTCTGCTTGAGTTGCAACTGAGCAAGAAGCTGAAATGGTCTCCCGAAGAAGAATCTACCCTTGGCTTACTGAAAGAAAACTTTGGTGTCGTTGGTCAGGAATTAATTCGTTGGTTGGTAAAGAACCATGACGTAGCCAAGAAACTTGTCAAAGAAAATCAAGAACGCTTAAAGGTTGAATTTGAAGCCAATGCTGACGAGCGCTACTGGACTGCCGGTAATGCGTGCATCGTGACCATACTACAACTACTTGGCAAAGACCACGCTAACCTAATCGATATTCCCAAAGGTCCAATTATTGATGTTCTGCGCCTCATGGTATACAGCGCTCGTGGCATTATTCATGGTAGTAAGCGTACCCCTGAAGATGTATTGAACGCATATACCCGTGAGTATTTTGGTAAGTTTGTGGTAGTCAAGGCAGTTAACGGCACCATTGACGCAACGCTAGGCGGTAGTGGCATGATTGATCAGTCGCTTACCCGATCTGACGTAGCAGGGCGTGTTGAGCATGGGTTTACGCCCGGACATGTGGAGTATTACATTGAAGAGCAACTGCTTAAAGCGCATTGCGTAACCATGAGTTATGGCTACAAAGACTTTAAGGAAGGGCTTGAGTTACTGCCAAACTACAAAATAAATTACCTTCGTAAGGACATGCTCTCCAAAACTCGTGGTCCTACCATGCGGGTTAACGTTATGCAGATCACTCGTCCTGTATCTGAAGAAGACATTGCGGAAAATTAAAGTGCACTATCCTTGGGTTAACACCCCCGTCAAGGGGGCTTTTTTTGTGCCTACTCTAAAGCTACAAGAAGTTAAAGAGACAGGCATCAGCGCCGCTATACATCACGGCGTTCTTGGTAAGGCAGAGTTTGGTACGTTTGGGGGTAAGATTGGCGTACTGTTTACTCGCGTGCGCTAGAGAAATTTTTGGCAAGTTCAATCTTGGCTTGGCGCAACTCATCTAGTAAAGCCCGTTTTTCTGCGCCACTAAATGACGCATCAGCCCTTATTTGACGTTCTTGCTTAGTTAAATCTCCCATGCGTTGGCGGAAGTTACCTGCCATGCTAGCCATGCCAATTAAATCGGCTTTCTCGTTCAAATAGTCTTCTGCCGCTTCAGTACGCCCTTGTTCAACCATGCGGTTATATGTTTGCTTAGACTGAATCACGTCTTCCATATCGTTGTACGCTTTATTAATTAGACCACTAGCGTCTTTAGGCTGGAACAGATTTCCAAATATAGGCATTTCACTTGGGCGGGTAGTAGGGGTATCGCCTGCCTCGTCAGTTCTTAGTACAGGGTTAGTTAAAGACACAACAGATAATGGGAACGAGCCGGTGTAGCCACGGATTAAATACTCAAGTTTAACTGGAGACAAACCAAATACGCCGGTGCCCTTGCCTAATATTTTGGCAATTTCAGAGGTACGATCTGTAAAGCGTTCGCTTGGCTCAAGATCTTGTAGACGTTTACTTTCAATTTCACGTCCTGTAAAGAACGAGCGGTTCAGCGACACTTCAATAGCAGGCTTAATTGCGGCTGGCAAACTAATTGGTACGGAGTTCCAAACCATGTTGCGAATAGCTACTGCGGCATCCGAAAGTTTCTCATCCTTAAATGCTGTGTTAAATATTGCTTCGGGCAGAGCCTTAAATAAAAGACCAATTTCAAATGGAATAGGTACACGAACAGGCTCGTCAATACCCGGAACATACATAAACCAGTTGGCATATTTTTCGTCAGGGTTAGCGTTCTTATAGGCTTCGTCGTCTTCCATCAAAGCTGCGTATGCTACGGTAAAACCAGCCATCAAAGCCGCACGCTGATATAACTTTTGTTTAACTTTTAACTTTTCATTAAATGGCATCTTGCCAGCAAACGCTTTATATACAACATCAAGACCCTGAACCTGTGCGTTCATAAAGGGCACCATCATGTTTAGCATGAACATGCTAGGCGAAGTACCACGTTTACTAAAGTTCATAGACTCAAGCGTTGCTAACGTAGCTTCCATCTCAGAAAGCCCTTGCTTCATAAAGCTGTTGTACATGGTTACACGAGACGCAGCATCCCCCTTAATTGCCAACTTGTCCAAGTTAGCCATTGCCATACCCCAGCTTAAATTCTTGCCGCTTGTAATTTGAAGCATGATCTGCTTAATATCTTCTGAAGTACCGGTCAGTACTTGTCCACCTAAAATACCTTTTTTCTGCAGAATAGCTTCGCCTTGGCTCTTACCACGTATCATGTTGCCAATTTCTTTTAGCGAACTAGTAATTGGAACTGCATTTGATCCAGTTACCATAGCCGCAGATAACGAATCACGTACGATTTGACGTACAGCATAAACAGGCGCACGAGTAATAAAACGGCGCAATAAAGATGCAGGCATAGCTGCGTATTCAACTAACTTAGGTAACGCAGTCTTAACACCCTCTAGTCCCTTAACCAATATATCGGCAGGGATGCCTTCCATGCTTTGCACAATAGCGTGTTTGTCTTTACCGTCAATCTTAAAGCGAATTACGTCAGCGCCGGCAGGACCTTTTCCATCACGGATTGTTGTTTTTACCTTCTCTGATATGGGCGCTAACATACCAATCTGCTCTAAGGCAAATGCTACGTTACGGGTTGATAGGTTACGCAACGCCATGTCGGTTAACAAATTTGTATTTTGCAACGCGCTGGTAAACACGTCTTTAATAGCCTTGTCGCCACCAACAAGATCATGTAAGTATGGCTGATCTTTTAAGTTACCAATCTTTACAGCAGGCGCTCCGCCGATCTCAAGGAATATTTCACCCCTATTATCAGCACGATAGAATGGAACGTAGTCACGTTCTTTTAGCAAAGCAGCCGCTTTTTCTTTATCAATAGCGCCAGTCTTAACGGCAAAATTAATTAAGCCATCGTTGTAGTTGTTGTAGACTTCACGGGCTTTTTCAAAAGCTGCTTTAGTTTTAGCGTTACCTTCAATTTTTTTCATAACCCGACTAATTAATTCAGGGGTAACGTCTTCGCTAAAATTTAATTTTTCAAGCCCTTTGTTTTTGGCACGTAAACCAGCCAAGTAAAAAGTAAACAATTCGTTAGCCGCTTGTGGGCTACCTACGTCTGCTCCACGCAATATTTCTGCAACTTGTTTTAGGTTAGCGCCGGCTTTACTTTCAATAATTCTTTCAATGCGCCCGTCTTTACGGGTTTTCTCAATAATATCAATTGGTCCGTTGGATGCAATCTCGGCAGTCCAGTTCAAGCGCTGGTCATTCATGCGCAAAAAGTACATCAACTGAGTAGCATCTAGCGAATCTTTTAGCTTAGCGGCAACTCTTTCTATCGGGGCAAAGCGGTCAATGAATGCGGTACGGAACAACAAACCACTTGCAGACGCTTTTATTTTGGCAATAACGCCTTTATCTCTATCAACTACCTTACTGACATCGTTGCCAATATCTGAAAAATAAGGATTGTAAGATACGTTGTTACGGAACTGAACACTGCCAGTAGCTGTTTTGTACGCTCCGGGGCTCATGTTAGCAAAGTTTTTCTTAGCGTCACGTAATAGTTTGTAGACGTCAGAAGTATTAATATCTAAATTAAGCCCCATGCTGCGCAGCGCAGAACGAAGAGCACCAACCATTGCTTTTATAAAATCATTGGCTTTTTGCAAGAAAGACTTAGTAGGCGCTGTCTCTGCAGTGTGGGCAATCATTTCGCTAACGGCAGATACTAAGGCTTCTTCATCAGTTTTGCCTTCTTTTTTAGCTGCCAAAAACGCAGCTTGCGCATCTTCAAAAACACCTAAATCAGTGGCAAGCCTAAATACACCACCTTTTTGCCCGTTAATTTTTCTTGTAAGAGCCAACATTCCTTTTGGCCCAAGGATGCCGTCAACTCCCACGTGTCCAATTAACTCGTGAGCTATTGTTTTTTGAAGGTCTTTTATGTCTTTGTGATTACCCGCAACAATAAACACTTTGCCACTTTGCATCACACCGCCTTTTATATTTGACGGAACGTAACCTCTGGTACTAACAAAATCTACTATGGATGGCGGCAACTTATCCATCACAATAATTTCTAACCCTTTAGGTAGCTTAATCTTAGCAAGCTCTTTATTTACGTCAGCCTTGGTAATTTGACCGCTGGGTTCTGTTTCTTCTATGCGATAATCAACATCGTTATTGCGTATATCACGGAACAATTCACCAAATGTTTCTGCAGACAATCCAGCTTCTCTACGCTCAAAGTCAAGTTCAGCGTCATCAAAAGCCGCAGCACCACGCTTAATACCCTCTTTAATTTCTTTTGTGGCTTTACCTTTTGCCACGCCCGTTTTCATTTGAGGTGGGCGCACAGCACGTGTAGCAGGACCAACTTGCCGTTTAGATGGCGGTACTCTTTCTTCCGTTGGTACGGCTTTAACAGCGTTTAATTCTTTGCGCTTAAGGTCAATATCTTTTTGAATATCATTTTTTTCTTTTTTGGTTTTAGCGTTTTCTTGATCAACTTCAAGCTGTACTATTTCTTTATTTAACGCCGCACGTTTATTTGCTGCAAACTCAATACCTTCTTTGCGGCGCATTTCAGCTTGACGCCGTTTAGTTTCAGCACGTTCTTTGCTGTATTCAGTGCTGCTGCGAGATAAAGCAGCTACTTCAGTTTCACGTTTTTCTGCAACTTGTTCTGGTGTTAACAGTGGGGTAAGCAAATCATCAACTACTTTTTGTTGCTCTGCAATAGCTTGACGTGTAAGTGTTGCGTCTTTTTTGTTACCTTTTTTAACGTAGCCCGCTAGTTTTTCTTTTAGCGCAGTAAGTTTTTGTCTTTCTACAACAACATTACCGGTAACACGAATGCCGGGTAAATTTAAACCAGCAAGCAAACGTTGCTCTGCTTCAACTTCTGCAGGAGAAATAGTAGCTGGCGGCTCTGCTACAGCTTGAGCTGCTCTACGCTCACGTCCAGTTTGTTCTAGTTGCTGATCGTGTTCGGCAAGCATTTTTTCAAGCGTACCCCGCTTGCGTTTCATTGTTGCACTAACAGACTTTAATACAGGATCGGCGGCAACATACTGCTTAAACAAACGTTCTTCTTCGGTAATTGGAGCTAACTCTACGGCATTTTCAAAATTTGTGTATATCGTGTTAATTTCTTTTTGCAAAGATTCAATTTCTTTGTTTGTGTCATTAACCTTTTTAAGCGCGGCTTGTTTTAGTTTGCCGTCTTTCATTTTATTAACAAGACGCACAAACTCTTTTTGCTCTTTCTTCATTGTGCGCAAACTTGTTTCTAAATTGCTTATCTGCTCTCCATACAATTCTTCAGAAATAGCAAGCGCTTCTTTACGAATTTGTTTTGATCTAGCTTTTACTTCTGCTTGGGCTTGCTGCCGAGATTCTACTCTTGTTTCTTCTAGCACATTGTTAAGCAAAGTGCTATAGTCAGCTACTTTTTTACGGTAGTCACGAATTCTTTCTTCTAGCGTTTTTAGTGGTTTTTGTGCTGCTGCAATAGCTTTTTGTGCGGCTGCTTGCGCTGCCTTATATCGACCACCTTGAATACCCAAAAAACGCATAAAGTTTTTATGCGTTGCACGCTTAGTAGCAATTGGCTCAAGCTGTTTTTTATCAAACAGTTCTTGTTGGTCAATTGGGTAACGTTTTTCTTTTTCTGTTTTTTCACGAGCCGCTTTTTCTTTTGCAGTAGCTAGCTCACCTACATTTGATATGTCAACTTTTTTGCCAGCTTCTCTTTCTCTGGCTGTAAGTGCAGACGGTTCAGTAGTTTCGTATATTGATGTTTTTACAAGTTCGCCTTTTTCATTAAGCGTTTCGTATTCGCCAACCTTGGCAACTTTAGAAACATCTTTTGGCGGTGCTTCTTTTTCAATGTCGTATGTTGGTTTTTCAACGCCTTCTACATCAGTAAACGTGCCTGTTCTTTTAGGAGCAAATTGTGTTTTTATAAGTGGTTTATCTGCAGTAACAACCGTTTCGTTGCTAGCAGATTGGATAATGTTAGTAATTTGCTCTGCCAAAACCGCTTGTGCAGAATCCGCCGCAGCAAGTTCGCCTTCAGCTAAACGCTTAAAGTCACCAAAGGTCTCGGCAAACTGCGTGTTGTATGTTTCTTTTTGCTTGTCAGTAAGTTGTACTTTGCCAGTAACAGCTCGGTGTAAAGCAATTTCATCAAAGAAAGAATCTACCAGCCGTTGTGCATTGTCAGCAACACGTTTCTCTAATACTTGTTTGGTTGCTTTAGCTCTTTGTGTAGCGCCACCAATATAGTCACGTTTAGCTAACGATTGCAGAGAAGCCAAATAAGTATCAGTAGCACGTTGCTGTTTTTGACGAACCTCGTTTAACTTGGTGTAGTACTGTATGGTTTGAGGAGGCAGATTTTTTGGAATAGGTATCTCAAGCGGTTCAGACTCAAACGCATTTAAGCGCTCAAGTAAATCTCGCATTTGATTAACTATAGTAAGAGCGCCTTCTCTGTCTTGCCGCTTCCTACGAGCAAGCTGCAGTTTTTGCTGTAGCCCCATTAAATTAGCACGTAAACCAAGACGATTGCCAATATGACGGCGTAATGCGCTTGTTTTATTTATAAACGCTACTTGAGGACCCCGCTGAGGGAAAGCCTGTGAAATCTGTTGTGTAAGCTGAGCTTCTACGCCTTGCTGTAAATTTATGTCATTTAACTTAGATTCTCTTTGCTGGACTTGTTGTAGTAGCTCGTCACGCTGGCGCTGTACATCTGCTAAACGTTGACCTTCGGCAGTAAGTTGTCCGTCTTTTTCAAGCGCTTTGGTGCCAGCGGCAGCTTTCTTTAGTTGGTCATCTAATTCCGTAATTTTATTTCTTAATTTTGCAATTTCTTTAGCTTCTTCAACGGTATTAAATTTAGCTAAACCAAACTCAGTAGGTGGCGCTCCTTTGGCAGCCTGCTCTGCTTTTGTTATTTCAGCTTCTTTTTGTGGAATAAGCCTGTTACGTAAATCGTAGGCAGTGCGAATGTCGTTGTTTTGGTTTGCTGTTTCAAATAATTCTTGTAACCGCTCACGTTCTTTACGTAATTGCTGTAAGTTACGTTGCGCTGCAATATCTTTTTCAGTAGCGGCTTCAAGAATTTCTGTTGCTTTAGGAGTAGCACGTTCTGTAGCTTCATCTACTGCTTTTTGAAAGTCCGCTTCTTGTTTAGCTTTTTGTTCGGCTGCTCGTTGACGATCTTCCTCAGGATAACGCACACCTTCTTTAGTTTCTTCAAACAGCGACGCTTGTTCGCCAACGTATTCGCCTTGTAACGTTTTATATTTTTTAATAAGTTTGCTAAGTTCAGCAAAATCACCAATTTCTCTTGCTTTGTCAATTTGTTTTAAAACGTCAGCTAGTTTTACTTTTGGTGGCGCTGGGGCTGGAGCAGATTTAATAGCTTCTAAACGTTCTTTAAGAACATCAACGGTTTGCTGGTTGCGCTCAATCTGTTGCTGTAAAGTAGTAGCCGCTTCTTTATCTCCGTCTTTAGTAGCAGCTTTTAATTCTTTATTTAACGCTGTAGTTTCTTTACTTATACTGTTAATTTGTTGCCCAATTTTTTCTGGGTCAAGATCATTTAGTGCGCTTTGGATTTGCTCAGCACGATTGCTAAGCGTCATTAGTTTATCAACGTCTTTTTCAATTAATACTTGAGAATGTAGCGCATCCAACTCTTGTTTTAATACACGCTCTTGATTAAATACTTCTTTACGAATTTCTTCAAGACGAACTTGTTTTTTTGCTACATCAACTTCCGTAGGTCCTTGCTCAGCCGCAATTTCTTGCATCTGCGCCATAGCTGCTTTTTGTGCATCCGCTTCTGTTTTTGCTTCTGCAGCAAGACGATTTTCTTCCTCAGCTTGAAGACGCTCACCTTCTTTAATTATTCCACGGCGTTGCATGTACCGTCCCGGCAAGGCTAAAGTGCCACCAAGAACAGCGCCCCCTACAAAACTTTGAAAATACTCGTCTCTAGCAGCAGGATCTGTAATAGATAAACCGGCTTGTAGGCGTTCTAAAAGCTGTTGCCCTGCTTCTGTTAAACCTTCTGCACCAGCAACTACGCCCGTTTTAACTCCGTAATCAAGCGCTGTTTTAGTTAAATTTTGTTTGGCAATTTGCTGCGCCATATCTGGCGTAATTTTTTTACCTGCCGCACCAAAAATTCTACCAATACCGGGAATTAATCTACCGGCAGTAACATCAAGAGCGGCTTGAAATGGAGCGGCAGCTACCGCTGCGCCAAGGTCGGTTTCTTCTAGCTTTTTACCTTCAGCCATTTGCCGACCAATATTGGTACCAGCAAACTGAGTAGCCGAAGCTAAACCGGCTGCACCAGCTACCCCTAAAGCAGGAACACCCCCAAGTAAAGCTGCCCCACCAGCAACAGCAGGAGCCGCCATATATGGCAACGAGCCACCAAGTAGTTCACTAAATTTAGTTAAAGGAGCTTCAGTAAAACCTTCTTCGGTAGGTTTAAATATGCGCTGTGCTTTGCGTTCTTGAGCAGCTTTATATTTAGCCGCTTCTTCTATATCCATTAAACCGGTACGTCCGGCTAATGCGGCAATGTCGCCTTTGAGTTCTTGATAACCTGCTTTAGCTGCAGCTATACCACCTGATTTAGGAGTGCCTACAGGCTCAAATGCTTCTGGAAATTTTTCTCTTGCCTTTGCAAATGCATCTCTATCCGACATCCCTTCGGGAGTTTCTACGTACGACCCATTAGGTAAGCGCAAATATGGCATAAGCTTTACTTAAATTTTTATCTAGCTGGCGTAACTAGAGTTTTCCAATAATGGGAGCGCCTTGTCCAGGAATTGTAGCAGATTGAACGGAACCTAAGTTAAGTGCATTGTACAAATCCATGACTGAATAAATACCTTGAGCTTCAAGTTGTTTTCTTGCGCTAATATCACTTTGCGCTTTAGTCCATTGTTCAAGCGCTTTATCCATACTAATACGCTCTTGTTTACCAATATTTGGAAAGAACCTTGCCATTTCTGGATTTGCTTTTAGATATTCTGCTGTACGCACGCCTTCAGGAAGTTGGTTTAATCTAGCCGCAGCAGTGCCAGCATTCATTCTTTCAATAGCCAGAGCTTCGCCTCTATATTTAGCGGTGTTTGCCAAATCCATAAACTTAAGAGCAGCTTCGGTGTTGCCTTTAGCGTCAGCAGCACGGGCTTTAGCCAAATTCATGTCGTATTCGTTAGCAAGACTTTCAATTGCACGTTGCTCTTTACGAGATGCGGCGGCAGTTGCAGTAACTCCGGGTAAACCAGCAGCAATACCAGCCGCTAAGCCGGGTTTACTTAATATACCTTGGGCTAAGTTCATCAACGCTTCGCCACCGCTTTGTCTTCTTAACTGCGCAATACCTTCACGTTGCTTAGTACTTAGACCTTCAAGTTTGCTGTAGTAGTCTTGTTGATTGGCTTTTATTGCGTCCATATAAGACTTAAGCCCACTCATGCCACTATCAGCTTGAGAAGCAGCGGCACCGGCACCGGGAACAGCGGCAGGAGCGGCAGCAACGGCAGGAGCAGGGGCAGGGGCAGCAGCAGCAGGTAAATTAGCTAGAGGAGCACGAATGCCTCTAGTAGCTTCTCTTTGTAGTTCAGATAGTTGTTCTGGAGTTCGTGGTGCTACTTTTACATCAGGGGGCGGAAGACCCGAATATGAAGCAACCTGTGGAGCTGTAGCAGTTTGTATTTTTCCTACGTAATCTTTAAGTTGTTGAAATGGAGTCCGCAAATCCTTATTAGCGTTTCTTTCATAGTACTCACGCATAAGGCGTTCTTGCTCAGTTTCTTCACGCTTTTTGGAAGTACCTTTAGGTAAATTTAAAAAATCTTCCGCAAAACCCGGCACTAGCTGCTCATTTTTTTCGCCGTTAAACGCAATAATCCCACCGTCAGCCATGTCAACGGTGTCCATATTAGGAGCAGGCAAACTAGCCAAACCTCCTTCGGCAGCCATTACAGGCATCTGCCCTTGCATGGGTTGTCCCATCATGGGACTAACAGCTTCTTCAGCTAACAACTTATCTTTAACGCTAGGTTGCTGCATCTGGGCTTGTGCTTGAGCGCCCTGCATAGCGGTGCGTAGCTTCTTACGCCCCATAGCTTCGGTCATCGCAACATATTGTGGAACATCCATGCTTTTGCCTGCAAGCACGTCAGCCAACTGCGAGTCGCTCATTTTGCGAGCGGTGTTCATAATCTGCTGGATACTTCCCGATGGCATGCCACGAGGAGCGGAGTCAGGCTTTAATAGCGCAGATAACCCTGCTGGCATGGGATTAGGAGAACCACGTCCAGCCGACATAGCTGGCGACATTGCGGGTGCGGAAGGAATAGCCATAGTAAATCCTTAACTAAATGCTTTGTAAGCGCCCAATGCGCCAAGACCATAGCCCATAAGCTGCTGCCCAGTACTAGGCTGAGCTTGATACGACTGCGTCGTAGTACTTTGTAAGGGTAAACCCCTAAGCATTGCGTTCATAATGCCGAGTTGCATGTACGGATATTGCTGTGCGGTAGCGTAATCTTGAATAGCTTGGTTAATCTTCTGTTGCTCTTGAGCCTGTTGCTGTGCTCCAACTTGGCTTTGTAAATTCAGGATGTTTGTCTGTGCGCCAAGCTGTTGTTGACCTAATTGCCCTAAAGTACCTGCGGCTTGCCCTGCTTGACCCATACCTTGGAGTCCAGCTTGTATACCCTGTAAGCCTAAATTAGCGCCAAACTGTTGTTGGCGTTGAGCATCTTGAAACGCTTGTTGCGAGCCCTGTGCAGCAATACCTTGTAGTTGACTACCTAAAGCACGCTCAGCTTCAGCTTCCATAATAGCTTGACGGCTACCACCAAAAGCACCAGCACCAACGGCTTGTCTAGCCCGCATTGGGGCAGCAAGTTGATAATCACGTAACGCCTGTGATTTCTGGTAGTCCACCACGTTTTGCATGTATGGGGACATATACTGCTGTACAGCATATGGATTTGTGGCTTGTTGTGCAAACTGTTGTCCTGCACCAGCGGCTTGACCTGCTAAACCTAGTGATCCTAAACCAGAAACACCCGCTAATTGACTACCAACTTGAAATTGATCAGGTGTGCGTAATCCAGCAACACCTGCTTGAGCTTGCTGTTGAATGGGGCTAAACCCTGCTATATAGTCATTTGGGTCTTTGCTGTAAGGTTGATATGGTCTAAAGCCAGTCTGTTGTCCTTGGTCGTTATATGTATAAATCTGTTTTTGGGTGGACTCCAGCATGTTCTCCACATACGGGCGAGCATACTCAGGTACGTTTGAAGAATAGGTAGTTGATTGAGTTGGTTGTTGAGAAGGACTACCACCAAAAGGCGTACGTCTACCTTCCCAGGTCCAACCACTATGCTTTGATCTTAAAATGCTCATAATTTTGCCTCTACAATTCTGTAGCGTTCTTTAAACCCGTATCGTGACCACAATCTTGCAATTGCTTCTCTAGCGGCACCTTGTATTTTAGTAGCCCCATACGCCTTAAGTAAATCAGAAAATTGCTTATATGTATCTGGATTACTTATTAATTTACCACCCATCGCTATAACAAATGCCACTCTATCGTTTGGCATGTTAAAAAAATTTATTGCAGATGCTCCGTGAATCTTATTTTCTTCATCTACTGCAACTACTAACATCCATTCACCTCTAGCCAAATGCCCTTTAGCTTGCTCAACGGTGTAATCATCTTCGCCCCATTTAAGCGCTTCTGCTAAAAACCCTTCAACCAACGACCAAGTCTGGTGAAAATGAACTACGTTGACTGGCTGGACGGTTAAATTCATTAATAAAATCCGTATGGGTTATACCCACCGCTTACACCACCCCTATTACTTATACCCCCAGGCATACCGCCCATACCACCAGGCATACCCCCCATACCCCCCATACCCCCCATACCCCCTAGGAGCCCCATAATACCGCCGCTATAAGGATTAAATCCACCGTACATGCTGTAAGGATTCATATACATCGGTTGTTGAAACTGTTGCTGTTGCGGTGCAAGTTGCTGATATTGCGGTCTATAAACATTTGGTTGTGCTTGTGACGGTTGCATGTTTGATGCGGTCGATTGTGATCCTCCCATCTTAAGTAACGGGCTACTTGGACCAAACATTGGGCTCATTCCACCACTCATATCTTTTCCTTACGCTGGCATAAATCTGTTTGTATTTACTGCTGGCGCTTGACGCTTTTTACCCGTTCTAGCTTTGCGAATCTTGTCCATCATGCTGTACAACTTCCTAGCACCAGCATCGGTAGAGCCATTACCTAAGTGACTAACTACGTCCGCCGGAACCACAAACTCCCCATCAGCCAATCGAGCAGGCTGTCTATTCCCAATAGAAGCAGGAATAGAATCAGACATACCATCACCAGGTCCCTTAAGCATTCTGCCACCATCTGAGTACCCTCCCAAATCAGCAATACCACCTTTTGCACCTGCTATTACTGGTAATTCTCCAAGAGACGTCATGGCTGGATTTAACGCCCCAACACCAGACAAATTTGCTCCATAGCGAGCGTTGTTAAGTTGTGCTATTGCCGCGTTGTATGGGTCAAGACTGTTAATTGTGCGATCAGCGGTCAAAGGTGCCCGTTTTTTCTTCCGTGTATCCCCACCGCTTGACATCAGCATAGGGTTAGACCGCTCATATGCGGGGGATTCGCTAACTAACTCGGCACTTACTGGGCGCTGGGTAGGAGTAGCATACTGAGTCTTATCAATCATACCTTGAGGGTACAAACCGCCTTGTGGGTTCATAGCCGTATTCATCATAGACATACGCTCTACAGGACCACCAGCTTGATACGCATCCATTAAACCGCCACCTGCTGCATACCGTGTGTATTGCGCTCTGTAATATGGGTTGGGTTGAGGTGGGGTATATCCTTGAAAATTAGATGCCAATGTAGCTCGTGATTTGTAAGGTTCTTCGCCAGGTATTTCTTCTGGATTTTCGTTCATTCCCGCCGCAATACCAGGTGCCCCTAAAATCGCTGCTTTCTTAGCTGTATCCGCCATGCCTGTACCAAGACTGCTATATGTAGTTGCAGCAGGCGCTTGAACCGCTGGATTTGTAGCAAAAGACTCTGAAAATGCTTTACCATAATTAGCAGCCGCATCAGGAGTAATAGTTCCCGCAGAAACTCCTTGGCTAATTTGTTCTGGAGACAAAGCGACTTGCCCGTAGCTAGCCAAAGAAGGGTCTAATGCAGCCGTACCTGCTGAAGAAGCCGTGTTTGTAGCACCAGTTAAAGCTGTTGCACCAACTTCAGTAGGGGTATAAGCCCCCAAACTACCAGCAATACTACCACCTAAACCACCCAGTAAAGCGCCTCTACCCACATCTTGACCTTGAAGTCCAGCACCAATAGCGCCAACTCCAGCACCTGCTAAACCACCACCTAAAATTCCACCTGCGGTTGCTGCGGTAGCGGCACTCATACCGCCTACACCAGTTAAAGCTCCAGCCAAAGCAGGAGCAGCAGCACCAGCCGTAAAGTACGTAGCGGCAGCCATAGCTACCATAGGGAGAATCTGATCTAAAAACCCAGCTTCTGGTAAACCTGTTTCTGGGTTAATTGTTAGTGTGCCGCCTTTAGCTTTAGCAAGCGCTTGTAACCCCTGAACTTCTCGTGGAGTCATATGGACAAGCATGCTGTCTTTGCCACGCCCTTTAGCTCGAACGTGATGCGCTAGATTGTGTAAGCTCATAAGCGTACCTTGGGGTTATTTGGTGTCAAGTTTATCATTAATATAGCGCCGAAACAAACGTTGCGGTAAGAATTACAGCTGGAGAAGCTGGGCTAACTGGAGCT